GAGCTTTGCAGTTGCGCTGGCAATCATCTTTTCAACGGGGAGCGTGACGCTGGCCTTGGCTGCGATTGCTGCCATGTCAGCGACAGATGCAGCCATTGCAAGCTTGCCGTCGATACGGTCGATGAAGTCAGCAGCAAGTGCTTCTTCAGCGGTGAACCATGTGGTCGCGTCCATGAGAGCAGTCAATTCCTCGGCATCGTATCCGCTGCGAGAATACGCATTGATGATTGACGCCTTCATCTTATCCATGAGATCCGCATCCTTGCGCAGCTGCTCGCTGTCGCCGATGGATACAGTCCAGGGGTTGTGAATCATGAGCAACGCATTTTCAGCCATGACGATTTCGTCGCCAGCCATAGCGATGACGGATGCCATGCTTGCAGCCATTCCGTCAATGTGAACGGTGACGTTTGCCGGATGGCGCTTGATGGCGTTGTAAATTACATTGCCTTCGATGATGGATCCACCTGGTGAGCTGATCCGCAGATCGATGTTAGAGACTTCGCCGAGCGCTTCGAGCGACGCGATAAAGTCGTTTGCGGTGACGCCATATCCTCCAATCTCATCATAAATCGAGATTTGGGCGCTGCTAGTCGCATTGCCTTCGGAGTCTTTGGCGATTTCCATTGCATACCAGTTATTGGTTTCGGTTTTCATTGTTAGTATTGGGTTGGTTTTCTTCTTCGTCGTCATCGTCCTCCGATTCGACTTGCACCGGGATGTCTCCCGGCTTGGTTAAAATTCCAAGCTGCGACTCATCAATGCCATATTCGGCAGCGATCTCTTGGCGCATCTTTGCATTGGCAGCGAGCTTGTGCAGGATGTCGCTGTAGTTCATGCCACGCGCCTCGACAATGGCGTCCTCAGTAATTAGGCCAGCGCGCAAGTCCTCGATGTCAGCCTTGCGCATCCGTCCCTCGTCTACGGTGAACTGTGCAGGCTTCGTGAACGTGATCCGATACCAGTCCTCGGGTAGCTTATAAACGCCCTGCTTGGCGCGCTTGGCGATGATGTAGAGCGCCGCGCGTTGCATTGCCATTTGTAGCACTTCGCAACGTGTAGCGATCGATTTGTTGACGTCTGCCGCAAATCCGCGAACGCCGGCACCGCCGACTTTGGAACTGTCCAGCATCTCGCGGCGCCAGCCCATCGCATAAAATGCGGAGCTTTCGACCAAATGCGTAAAGTTGAGCCACTGATCAGATGGCCGCGCCGAGCTGTGAGCTGTCAGGGATCCGCCGTTTTTGATGTAGCGAATCAGCCCTGAGTCCATGAGCTGCGTCTGCAAGCGCCCGTCGCTGCCCGGCATCGGATTGACAACTGAGTTGCCCATGTCCATCCGCCCGGATTCGTTCGACTCGATCAGCGCCAGAGCAGAGTTTACTTTCTGCGATACTTTCTCAGCGTCGCGCGTCTCGGCCAGATCATACCAGTCCAGAATCGCAGCTGCGACGGTTGGCTGGCCTCGGCACTGCGAAAACCATTTGAAATCGTTCACGTGAATGACGCCGTTGGCCGGCACGTCCTGATAGCCGCGCTTCATCGAGTCATCGGCCACGCGATAAGCGATTGGTTCCATGTAGTCATTGACAATCACGCCATTAAAGATTCGGCGCCCTGCATAGGTGCCATCCTGGATGACAGTCTCGCCATTCATATTGACCGAGCTGATCCGGTGCGCTTCCAAGAATTGCAGCTTCGGAAATCCAGTCTCTTTGTTTTCAGTCAGGATGATAAAATAGTCGCCGTCCACGTCGAGCGTCTTGGATCCGATCCATGCCGACTTGCGAAATGAAAAGCCATTGCCCCGAGTATCGAGCAGACGGTCGATCTGTTCAAAGTCCTTCTCGACGGCTTCAACGAACGCCTTGTCTTTACTCAATGATTGCAAGCGCCATGCGTTGCCGTAAACGTAGTTGGCCTTTTGATCGACCGCGCCCGATACAGTAGAAAATGCCTGATAGATGTAGCGAGAATCGCCCAGCATCATGCGCTGGCGGTGATCGATCATGATCTCGGCGATGTCTTTTGCCAGCTTTGCACGCCCGAAGCGGCGCTGGTCGTCCGCGCCGCCCGGGTAGAATTCATTCGTGCCGCCGCGTCCCCAGAATGAGACGATGCCGGATTTCAGCTTGTTGCCGACTCGCGGCAGTAATTTGATAGGTGATACAGCCATTAGAAGCGCCCTCCGGCGGATTGTGCGAAGCGAGCCTTGGCGACATTTGTCACTTGATCGTCAGCATCGACAACATAGGCATTCAGCTCGGCATCAGTCATTTGCCCGCCGCTTGCGCCGCCGGTTGTAAGTATTTTGTAAAGACCGCGCAGAGTCTCAATGAAATCAGAATTTGACCAGTTCGGTGGTAGCTCGTAACTGAACTGCTTGCCAGCCACGTTTGCCGATACAATGCGAGCGCCACCGCGTGATTGCGTATCGTATTCGCCCAGTGCCAGCGTCTCAATTAGAGCAAGCGCAGCCGCTGCGTCCTTTCCAGACTTGATCCAAATGACAAAAAGTAATGCTCGCATAACGTATCCAATAAGCTGATACTCTGACGCTGTCAATTAGCTTTTTAAGTCTCATCGACTGCCACTGCCAAGTTCTTGCACATGGCCGCGCAGACCGCTTGGTAAAATTCGCAGTCGCCGTAGTGGTCATCTCGGTTCGTATTGATCCAATCGTAAAAGACCGACCCGTCCGGCTTCGTTTTCGTGATCTTCGCCCATGCGTTGATCTGCTTCTCGTATTCCTCGCCAGCGTCATCAGCGTGCGTCCATAGCAGATTGCCGTGATTATCCTTCAAGCTCCGAATCAGAGACAAGCGATTCTTCGCCGATTGCTTGGAAATGTAGAATTGCCCGACTCGGTTGCCGCCAGCCGCTCCGGTGCCGTCGAATGCGTCCACGACTTTCAGATCAGAGTAGATCCGGCGCATCCCGTCCTGGTTCATGTAGTCCTTGGCCGCGTCGCCTCGGAATACCATCCAGCCATTATCCAGCGCGATACGCTGCACTTGATTCGTATTGTAGTTGCCGTCGATAAATACGCGGCACGCCCCACCCGAGCCAAGCGGATGCTGCGGTATTTTCCACCGGTCGCACGCTGCCCGAATCTCGCCGGCAGTGACAACGTGACCGCGCTCCAGTAGCCGCGAACGCAAAAAGCCGTCAACCATTGCCCATGAGCGAATGACAAAGTAAAAGCTATCCTTCTGCACGTCGATCGTGCAAAAAATAAACTGCCCGGGCACCGCCCACGGCTCGCCGAGCAAATAGCCGCCTCGCGCCGTATGCGATACGTCAGCAGATATGTAATCGGTTTCACTCCAAGGCTCGGCCAATCTTTTTCGGATAAAGTTCTCCAGCGATTCCAGATTGCCATGCTCGCGCTCCATCTGCGCCAGCTTGAACTGCTCCACCAGCTTGCGCCAGGGAATATGCGCCATTGCATTGTAGTGATAAAAGTCGAATTCGCCGTCTGCATCCGGATTCAGTGCGATATATCGCCCGGTTGCATTGCGCTCGATCTGCTGCCCGATGCTCGGATCCATGCGCCCGCCGCACAGCTGGCATTCGTAAAAGACAGAATCGCCCAGCGCCTTCCAATCGATCTTGCCGTCTGCTTGCGTGTAATCGGCCTTAGAAGCCCAGCGCATACCGCCCACGGGTATATCGTCGCCGACAGCAGGCGAGCGCCATATATAGGGCACCAGCTCGCCGCAGCAGTCGCATTTGACGTGCCACGTCTTCTTCGTCGAGCGCTCCCACATCTCATCCAGTTCGCTGCTCCGCGTTTGCCCGGATGACGGCAGGAACATTTGCCAGCTCCAAGGGTATGAGCTTTGACGGTCGCGGATCTGATCCAGCCAGTTCTCGCCATACGCCCAGCACTCGTCGGCAGTGATCCGCTCGAGTGTCTTAGAATTCCGCGCCGCCAGCACATTTGCCGAGAGCAGCCGGATCGCGCCGTAGTTCGTCGAAGTGTAGAATTTAGTCCGCCGATAGGGTTGCTCCGGCACGATCTCCATGATCGCATCGGTGGAGTCGATCAGCGGCGTGAATTTGTCATCGCTAAACTCGCGCAGTGCTGATTCCGTCAAGTCATACATCGCCGCCCGGCCAGGCTCAATGTGCAAACCGTAAAGCTGGCCAATCTGAGCAGTCAGCGTTTTGACCGCCTGCACCGATCCGATCAGCCCGACCACGGCGCCGCGCGTCTCGCACATCGCATTCAGCGGATCCACCAGCAGCGGATGGTTGACTGGATCAAAGCGCCCGTAGTCCAGATGGATATTGCGCTCTGCCCATTCGGATGGCGCGATCGTGCTGTATTTGTCCAGCAAGCTCATTTCAGATCCACGCCCTTCAAGTAGTTTTCGCCCTCGGATTGCATCACGTCCACGATCCACTCTGGCAGCTGCACTTTGCTCGGCGACTTCATGACAGCCTTGAATCCTTCAAACAATCGACCGCCCAGGATCGCCGGCGCCAGCTTCTGGTAGATCGCATTCGGGTTGCTCTCACTCGCCAGCACTTGGCAAATCTCCTTCAGCTGATTGCGCACGCACGCATTCCCGGCGTAAATGACCGCCTTCATGATGCGCTCGACTTCTTCGCGCTGTATCGTCTCCCCTTGCTCAAGTCCGAGCTTGCGCTCATGCGCTTGGGATTCGCGGATGCACTTTTCAGCCTTAAGCAGCAGATCAGTCCAGTGCTTCACTTCGTCAGCAAGATTGGCTGCGGTTGCAACATTCAACTGGCCAGCGAAATAATCGCGAAACTGCTCCAGCGTTTTCCGATCCTCGACTGTTTTTGGAGTCTCGATCTTTTCTGGCATTTGCTCGATTGCGTGTTCCTTTTCAATCTCAACAACGCGGCGCTTTAAGTCCGGCTTCATCCGTCTATTCATTCGCAGCCACCGGCAGACTTCCAATGGATCGAAGGGATCCAGTTTGCATCCGTCGCGCTTCCAATAAGAAACTGCCCGCTGATTTGTTTCAAAGTAATCAGCTATTTTGGTTTGCGTTGATTTATCCTTAGACATGGTTTTTCTGTTTTTAGATTCGCGCTCAAAAACGCTACAAGTCATATCACC